AGATGTGATACCAATATTTCTGCCGTAGTTTCTGCAACGACAACCGCAGTAGTGTTCTATGGCTGAGTCTAAACAAGCAGTTCTGACAGGGCGTAAGCTGTTTATCGGCATACCTTGTCACGACGGCAGATTGAATGTCAAGACCGCATACGCGTTGGCGCAGTTGATGCCCGATGCTATGCGACTTGGTGTTGCTGTTACGCTGTCTGATATCTCTAACTGTTCCATCATTACGCTTGCGCGCAATTCCTTGGTTAATGAGTTCTTGAAAACAGACTGCACTGAACTGCTGTTTATTGACTCCGATGTTGTGGTAACACCCGGCGACATCCTGCGTCTTATGGCTCAAAGCGGTGATAAAGACATCACTGCAGGCACGTACCCACGTAGGGCTAAAGACAAGAAGTTCTTTACAGACCTGTATTTTGACGAGAACGATGAACTAGTGTTCGATGGCTCGATGATGCGTGTCAAGCGTATCGGTACAGGGTTTATGCTGATTCAACGTCATGTCATTGAGAAGATGGCAGAGGCACATCCAGAGTGGTCTTACAAGAACAAGCCTACAGGCGAGCGTATGGCGGCTTTGTTTGACTTTGACATCAGAGATGACCAGTATGTTGGCGAAGACTATTTGTTCTGCGACAGAGCCACTGAGATGGGGTTCACAGTTCATGTTGACGTAGATATTAGTCTGCCCCATATCGGTAGCGAATATTTCACTAGGGACTTCCGCGAGGAAGTTGTTGTCCCGTTGTTGCAAGGCATTCGGGAGTCACGTTTGAAAGTCGTAAATGGCTAAATCACCAGCATGGCAACGCAAAGAAGGCAAGAATCCGAATGGGGGCTTAAACGCCAAGGGGCGAGCCTCTGCGAAGAAAGAAGGGCACAACTTGAAACCGCCGCAACCAGAAGGCGGATCAAGGCGCGACTCTTTTTGTGCAAGGATGAGTGGCATGAAGAAAAAGCTGACATCCGCAAAAACAGCGAAAGACCCGAACTCTAGGATTAACAAAAGCCTGCGGGCATGGAATTGTTAATATGTCTGATATTGAATTGACTGACCGTGAAAGACTGATTGCCAAGGAAGCGGCTAAGCTCGCCCTTGAAGAGCTGTCTTCGGAGTTTTACAAAAAAGTTGGTAAGACTGTTGTAGAGAAAGTGCTTATTTGGATTGGTCTTTTAGCTGCTGGTTATCTTGCTGGTAAAGGTTTACCTATTAAGGTCTGATATGCCAAGCACAAGCAAGAAACAACACAATTTCATGGCTGCGATAGCTCACAATCCGTCGTTTGCTAAGAAAGTAGGAGTACCACAATCTGTGGGCAAAGAGTTCAACAACGCCGATAAAGGCAAAACTTTTAAAGAAGGAGGCCGTATGGCTACTAAGATGGGAAAACCCGTAATGAAACCCGGCATGAGTACTGCTAAAGATGGCATGAAAAAGCCTACTCCTATGGCTAATCCAACCATGGCTGGCAGCACTACTGGTATGGGTGGCGGCATGGGCATGATGAAAAAAGGCGGCAAAGTCAAGAAGATGGCTACCGGCGGTTTCGTTCGCTCTGCTGACGGTATTGCATCTAAAGGCAAGACCAAAGCCAAGCAAGTCAAGATGGCTGGCGGCGGGTACTGCTAAGGAGTCAATCATGGCTGACGTTAAATACCCAGACTACACCCCTGTGGATGAACCTGTTCGTACAGGCCCTAAACCCGCAGAACCCGGTAGTGGTATCAGGGTTGAGAAAGAGCCTAAACCCATGCCAAAGCCAGTAAAGAAAATGGCTTCTGGTGGCTCAGCTTCTAGCCGTGCTGACGGTATTGCTCAACGGGGTAAGACTCGTGGCACTATGGTCATGTGTGGCGGCGGTATGGCAAAGGGTAAGCGATGAGAGCGAGTCGCGGCATGGGGGATATCCGTGAAACTAAGATGCCTAAAGGTGTCAAGAAGTCACGCCGCGACGATACCGACTTCACTCAATACGCCTCTGGCGGAAAGGTTGGTCTATATGACAACATTAATGCAAAACGTAAAAGAATTGCTGCAGGGTCTGGTGAAAAGATGCGTAGAGTTGGTAGCAAAGGTGCGCCAACGGCTGACGCGTTCAGACAATCAGCCAAAACAGCCAGAAAGTAAATAATGGCTTACACCACCGGCACGTCTACATTCAATTTAGACCTTAATGATCTAATTGAGGAAGCGTATGAGCGGGCCGGTATAGAGGTTCGTACTGGTTATGAGTTTCGTACCGCACGCCGTTCGTTGAATCTATTGACGATTGAGTGGGCTAATCGTGGTATCAATCTTTGGACAATCCAAGAAGGCGCTATTGCCATGGTGACTGGGCAGGCTGTATACCCAATCCCAGACGATACGATTGACCTGCTAGATCATGTGATTCGTCAAAACAATGGTACGGCTAGTACTCAGACTGACATCAACATCACCCGTATCTCTGAGTCAACCTACTCAACTATCCCTAACAAACTTGCAAATGGTCGCCCCATTCAAGTCTGGGTTAACCGCCAGACAGCGCAAACAAACGCTACATCCATCACTCTAGCGTCAACAATTACAAGCACTGCTACGACTATTCCACTTAGTAGCGTATCAGGGTTAACCACTACTGGGTTTATAAAGATTGACTCAGAGACGATTGGCTATACAAACATCAGCGGTACTAGTTTGATTAACTGTACCCGTGCCCAGAGCGGCACAACTGCGGCAGGTCATACATCTGGCGCGGCTATCTTTGTTCAGAATCTCCCTTGTATCAACGTCTGGCCTACGCCTAATGCTGGTGGGGACTACACCTTTATATACTGGCGCTTGCGCCGCCTACAAGACGCTGGTAACGGCGTGAACGTAGAAGATATCCCATTCCGTTTGATTCCTTGCCTAGTGGCAGGGTTGGCGTTTTATATTGCTTCTAAGCGCGCGGACGCAGTTCCTGAGCGTGTATTGTTCTTAAAGCAAGAGTACGAACAGCAATGGCTGTTGGCTTCGCAAGAAGATAGAGAGAAAGCATCGGATCGGTTTGTTCCAAGGCAGTTGTTCTACTAAGGTAAGTCATGCCAAGTAAGTTTGCTTCAGGCAAGTATTCGATTGCGGAATGTGACCGATGTGGGCAGAGGTACAAACTCAGCCAACTGAAGAAGGAAGTCATCAAGACTAAGCTGTTTCAGATCAAGGTCTGTCAGTCTTGCTGGGATCCAGATCAACCGCAGTTGTCTCTTGGACTCTATCCTGTTAATGACCCACAGGCGGTGCGTGAGCCTCGTCCTGACGTAAGTTACCAAGTTTCTGGTAATTTGGCAGATGGGTATAACGGGGGCGGAAGTAGGATAATTCAGTGGGGATGGAACCCAGTAGGTGGGTCATCATTTTTTGATGCAGTACTAACTCCAAATAACTTGGCTTTAGTCGTGCAAATTGGTACAGTCACGGTAGCAACAACTTAGGAGTTGAAATGGATAAGAAAGATCTAGCACAAGATAAAAAAATGATTGGTTCAATGATCAATAAGCATGAGAAAAAAATGCACCAAGGCATGAAACCAACCAAGTTTGCCAAAGGCGGCGTTACCTCTGACGCTATGAAAGCTGTTGGTCGTAACATGGCTCGCGCAAATAACCAACGCGGAGGCTAATATGGCTACCTTTAGCAAAAAAGTAATGGGTAAAGAAGTTGGTTCTGCCAGCGTCTATGCCAAACCACACAATATGTCTGGTGCTTCTGTTACAGCAGATACAAACCCCGGCAAAGAACCTAATCGCAGTAAGTTAGATTCTTATGACGTAAGCGTTGGTAACATCAGCAAGTCTGCTGGTAACGAGCCTGTGAAGACCGACGGCATCAAGATCCGTGGTACAGGTGCGGCAACTAAAGGCGTAATGGCTAGAGGACCGATGGGATGACCTATTCCGAGTTAGTAATTGCAATTCAGTCCTATACGGAGAATCAGTTTCCAGATGTGTATCTAGCAAGTGGGAGCACTGAATCTACGACCACTCAAATCAACCGATTGATTGAGCAGGCTGAGCAACGCATTTATAACTCAATACAGTTTCCATCACTCCGCAAAAATGTGATTGGTGCTATGACAACAGGGCTAAAGTATTTATCTGCGCCCGATGATTTTCTATCTACTTTCTCAGTAGCCGTTATTGAGAATTATGGTACAAGTACAGAGCACTATACATATTTGTTAAATAAAGACGTCAACTTCATTCGTGAGGCCTACCCAGACACAGGCACTGCATATAGGGGTTTACCCAAGTATTACGCATTGTTTGGTCCGACCATTACAGGTAGCACTATTACAACGGAGTTGTCGTTTATCCTTGGCCCAACGCCAGATGCAGCTTACAACGTAGAGCTGCATTACTACTATTACCCAGAGTCAATAACTACAGTATCTGGTGGACAAACTTGGTTAGGGGACAATTTTGATACCGTTCTTTTGTATGGTTGTTTGGTGGAAGCCTACACATACATGAAGGGTGAAGCTGATTTGATTGCTTTGTACGATACCAAATACAAAGAAGCGCTTGCCTTGGCTAAACGTCTGGGTGATGGTCTGGAGCGTGGTGATGCATACCGCGACGGACAAGTAAAGATACAGGTGACTTAATTGGCATTCACTGGAAATTGGGCATGTAACACCTTTAAAACGGGCTTAATGAATGGCACGTTCAATTTCACGTCTGGAACTTTTTACATAGCCCTGTATAACAACAATGCTACTTTGGATGAAACCACAGCGGCATATACGACTACGGGTGAGGTGTCTGGTACTGGATACACTGCAGGTGGGCAGGTGCTAACTATTTCCCAAACCCCAACGGTTGGTAATGGATCTGTTGCGTATATTTCGTTTGATAACGCCGTATGGACTAGCGCGCTTACTGCGCGAGGGGCTTTGATATACAAGGCAGGTGATAACGGGGCTATTTGTGTGCTGGACTTCGGGGCAGATAAGACTTCTACCACGACATTCACCGTACAATTCCCAGCTATCACAAACACTTCAGCCATCATAAGGATTGCGTAATGGCACTTATATTCACTACTTTAGGCGAAATAGACGAGTCACTTCTTGAAAAAAGAGAAGGTGCGCTTGAGGATGATAATGAATTGACTAATTGGGTTGAGTACTGGAAGGATGGCGTTCTTGTCCATCGTTCTGCCCATGTGACTTTAAAAAGAATGCCGACCTTTGCTGGCGGCGAACTAACCAATTTTGTATAAGGAGCCATCATGGCAAATACCGCATCCCTTTGCACATCTTTCCTAGCGGAATTACTGACTAGTACCCATAACTTTGGTGTTGCCCCTATCCGCGCAGCCACAACAGCAGACACCTTCAAAGGTGCGCTGTACTTAGCTTCTGCTACTTACAACGCAGCCACAACAGCCTATTCAGTCACAGGTGAGGTATCTGGCACGAACTACACGGCTGGCGGTGTCACGGTAACTAACGCTACGGCTCCTGCTTCGACCAATACCTCTGCTACGGCTGGTGTGGCTTACTGGACTCCTTCAGCATCGCTTGTATATACAAACGTGACTCTGACCACAGCGTTTGATACGGTGTTGATTTATAACTCCACTCAGTCTAACAAGGCGGTGGGTGTATATACATTTGGTTCACAGACCATTACGGCTGGCACGTTTACCCTAACGATGCCTACAAACAGCACATCAGCAGCGTTAATTCGCCTAGCAACAACCTAAGCGGAGGCGGCATAAAGCCGTAGACCATGTTTGGCATATCCGCTTTTGCTCAATCCCCGTATGCAGCGTTAGGCTCGAACGACAAGTTCATGGCCCTTACGGGGTTGTCCGCATCTGGAGCGGTTGGAACTCTCTCGCGTGGGGAGACACAGATTGCCTTAACAGGCAACGTGGCTTCGGGTTTTGTAGGCACAGTTACCGCAAACTTCTCTATTGCTTTAACAGGCAACGCGGCAACAGGCTACTCAGGCACGATTACATATGGTGGCGTTAGTGTTGCCTTAGTTGGTAAGTCGGCTTCTGGCTTTGTAGGCACACTAACTCCAAGCGGTTCTCCCGCTGAAACAGGCGATGTAGCGTATGGCTACGTTGGTACAGTGGGGGTTAGCCTCACGATTGCGCTGACAGGCTTATCTGCTGCGGGTCTTAAAGGTACGTTGTCCCCAGCCAAAGATGTTGCGTTGACGGGTAAAGAGGCGGCTGGTTCAGTAGGAACAATATCCAACGGTGGATTCCTAGTTGGTTTGACTGGTTTAGAAGCCTTGGGCATACAAGGCTCAATGTCTGCTGTCTACTGGACGATTGTCATAGACAGTCAGGATGCAAACTGGCAAAATATAGAAGACGCGCAGACGGCTGGATGGGCATTAGTTGACGATGCAGAAACAGCCAACTGGGTGTTAATTGATACGGTAGTACATTAAGGAAAGATATGGCATTTGTACTAGCAGACCGAGTTCGGGAAACGACTACCACGACAGGTACGGGTACAGTCACGCTTTTAGGCGCTTTTACTGGGTTCCAATCTTTCTCAGCCATTGGAAATGGCAACTCCACTTACTACACCATAGCAGACCAAAATGGCTCTAACTGGGAAGTGGGTATCGGTACATATACCTCATCAGGGACAACCCTAAGTCGTACAACTGTTCTGTCTTCTAGCAACTCAGGTTCGCTGGTAAGTTTCCCCGCAGGCACAAAAGATGTGTTTGTAACTTACCCCGCAGAGTATTCAGCCAATGCTACAGGCGGTGGGGTAGGTTCTATTTTATTAAACGCCAGCACGGTAACGGCAAATGCAACAGTAGGGTCTGGTCAAAATGGATTCTCTGTTGGGCCGTTAACAGTAAATAGCGGCGTGACAATAACGATTGCATCAGGACAAAGGCACGTAATCATATGAGTACGATTAGCGCATCAACAACGACAACAACCGCATATGTAGTGACTGCGGATACAACTGGAACGCTGGTTCTCCAGACTGGTGCTACGCCTACGACTGCGTTGACTATTGATACTAGCCAGAATCTCACATTAGCGGGAACATTAAGTACCACAGGCATTACAAACACAGGCGTAGCAACTGCCACAAGATTTAATCCTACTGGTTCATCTGTTACTGGTAATGGGATGTATTTACCGGCGGCTAACTCTTTGGGTTTGTCTACTAATGGTACTAATGCGGTTTACATAGATTCTTCACAAAATGTGGGGATTGGTGTTACGCCTAGTTCTTGGGCGGGTTTTAGTGTTTTGCAAATTTCAAGAGGAAGTTTTACAGCAACAACTGTTGAAGTAGATGTTTCTCACAACGGCGTTTATAACTCTGGCTGGAAATACATAGCCAATGGATACGCCACAAATTACTATCAAGCAAATGGTCAGCATATTTGGCAATATGCCGCATCAGGAACGGCAGGGAATACTTTTTCTTTCACCCAAGCAATGACGCTAGATGCGTCTGGTAATTTGGGGGTTGGACTTACGCCTAGTGCTTGGAGTGCTGTTAAAGCACTTCAGTTAGGCGGCGGGTCTCTTTCGCTTTCAAGTAATGGCGCTGGTAGTGGTGATGGCTCGCTTACTTGGAATGCTTACTACAACGGCACAAACTGGATTTATTATTACACGGGTGGCGCTTCTAATCGTATGAAGATTAGTGAAACAGGAGTGGCTTGGTTTCAAGCACCTTCTGGAACAGCAGGTGGCACAATTTCATACACCCAAGCAATGGCGCTTGACGCTAGCGGTAACTTGCAATTTAACTCAGGATATGGTTCTGCTACTACTGCTTATGGCGTTCGCGCTTGGGCTAGGTTTAATGGAACTGCCGCAACAATTAATGCTAGCGGTGGTATATCAAGTGTGACTAGGGCGAGTGCAGGTACTTACACCGTTAATCTTTCTTTTACAGCACCTGATACTAACTACACAATGCTTTCATCTGATTATGCTTACGGATGCGGGTGGATGGATAGCCAGACAACAACAAGTTTTAGTACAAAGCGTATGGGTAGTTCTTACGGTTCTTTAGCAGACACTGCTCAAGTTTTTGTCGCATTAATAAGGTAACAACATGAACAAACTTATTGTTTTTCCAAATGCAGAACATAACAACATCGGTATTGTTATTCCGGCAGACTGCGGTATTTCTATAAACGAAATTGCAAGAAAAGACGTTCCAAAAGGTTTGCCTTTTAAAATAATTGATTACGATTTATTTCCTTGGGAGCAACAACAATTTATGGATGCTTGGGAAGTTGATTTTAGTAATCCAGATGGATATGGCATTGGCGCAGAAGCATGGTTTGCAGAACAGGTGCAAGCATGATTACCATTAACATGGATAAAGCCAAACAGATTACTAAAGCCCGTTTGCGTGAAGAACGTGCTTCATTGTTGGCGGCACAGGATGTATTGTTTCAACGAGCAATCGAGGCAAACGCAGACACATCGGCTATCGTTGCAGAGAAGCAAAGACTACGAAACATTACCAACTTGGCTGATGCTTGCACAACAACAGACGAACTAAAAGCGTTAAAGGCTGGAGCATAAAACATGGCATCAACCATTCTTTCGGACAACGGGGTAACCAGCGGTAGTGCTGGGTTGAAATCGTCTGCCGACTCCACAGGAGTCTTGGCTTTACAAACATCCACCTCTGGCGGCACGGCTACAACGGCTCTTACTATCGACACCAGCCAGAATGTGGGGATTGGTACTACTTCTCCAGCGGCTACAACTAAATTAGACGTAGTTCAAGACCAAAATGCTAACACTTGGACTCGCATACGAAACAACGATACTGGTTCAAGCGCTTATGCAGGTGTTGTTGTAAACGCCAATGGTAATAGTTGGGGAATGCGGGTGGGTTCGTCCGCCGCCAATAGCAACTCACTTCAATTTACTCAGGACGCTTTAGGCTCTCCAGTTGTTCGTTTAACTCTTGATACCTCTGGTAATATGGGGATTGGTACTGCTAGTCCAGTAGAAAAATTACATCTTGCTGTATCTAATGCAAGCACAGTAAGTATGAGGATGACAAATACTGCGGCATCTTCTTACATAGCCCAAAACGGTACAGTTGCTGGTCAAGCATATTCACAAGCACTTGAATTAGGTACTGTTTCTACAAACCCGATAATGTTTGTTACTAACAATATTTATCGTGGAATTATTGACTCCTCTGGTAATTTAGGGATTGGTACTACTTCTCCTCTAAGAAAATTTCATGTCAAAGGTTCTGGGAATACTTCTCAGTTTGAAAGCACTAGTTCATCTGGTTATGTTTATATAGGGGATTCAGCATCATCCGCTATTGACAATCAAGGTATTGGCACAGTAGGAAATAACTTAAGTTTCCTAGCAGGCGGCTCAGAGCGTATGCGTATCTCCTCTGCGGGAGTTGTAACAACACCCTACAATCCAGCATTCGTAGCCAGAAAAGACCCTGTTACCAATACTTCGTATTCAGAAGTAACTGGGTATGACTCCACAGACTTTAATACAGGGTCTTATTTTAGTACTTCTACTGGAAGATTCACCGCACCTGTTGCTGGCGTATATTTCTTTTTTGTAGATATGGGTTGGACTAGCAATAGTTATTCATGTGACATTTGTAAAAATGGTTCTCGTTATATGCGGCTTGAGTCTAACGGCACACAAGCATACTGGATAGGAACCTCTGTTGCTATTTCTTTGGCGGTTAATGATTACGTTTCTTTATATAAAAGTAGTACTGGTAACAATAGTATGGGTGGCGGCAATCAAGGCGGCTTTGGCGGATTTTTAATAGGATAAAACATGACAACATACACAATCACACTTTCTGAGGCAGAAAACAAAGCCCTTGGTTTTGTTGCGGTTTCCCAAGACGACTGGATTCAAAATGCAGTCCATCACCGTTGCGCCGTTGCTATTGAAGAAATCGTAGCCGCAGAAGTCCAGCGTTTGTTGGCGGCGGGCCAACCCATAACAGGCACCAAAGACGACATAGTAATCGCCGCGCCAATCAAATCAGCCGCAGAACGCCAAGCAGAGTTTGAAGCGCAACGCCAACAACAGCAAGGATAAGAGATGACACTCATCCTCTCAGGAACAGATAACAGCGTATCGTCCCCAGCAGTGCAAGGTGGTACAGGTGGTACTACGACAGGTGTGTATTACCCAGCAACGAATCAGTTGGCACTAGCTACAAACGGCACACAGGCTGTGTTAGTGGATTCAAGCCAAAATGTGGGGATTGGTGTTTCACCGTCATTTAAATTACAAGCCTACAACTCATCTACTGGTGATGTAACTGTTGCAAAATTTGCTAACCAAGGTTATGGCACAAGCGGAAAAGCCTACATAGAGTTAGGCGGTCAATACGGAGATGGCGGTTCAAGAATTGGTAGTTTTAACGCTAGTGGCAATACATCTAATTTAGTTTTTGAAACTCATGCAAGCGGTTCTGGCGTATTTACAGAACAGATGCGTATCGACTCCAGCGGTAACGTGGGGATTGGTGTTACTCCTAGTGCTTGGAATCTTGGTAAAGCATTGGAAATAAACACTGTTGGTCAGGGAGTTTGGGGTACTTCTACTGCGGCAGTATTAACAAATAACTTTTATTACAATTCAGCATATAAATTTGCGGGTACTGGTTATGCTTCTCGCGTCTTATTGTCTGGTCAAACACAAAGTATTGATGTAAGCACTGTTTCTGGAACTGCTGGAAATAACATAACATTTGCAACTGTTCTTGGTACTGGATATAACCAAACCGTTGCACTTCAAGGTGCTTCACAATCCTCTGGCACAGGCATTGCTTTCCCCGCAACCCAATCAGCATCATCTAACGCAAACACATTGGATGATTATGAGGAAGGTACTGTAACTTATCCTTTGATTCTTGGCGGCTCAACAATTACTAGTGGGTATTCACAAAACTCTTGCAAATATGTAAAAATTGGCAATTCGGTAAATTGTGTTTATCTAATGGATTACACAGGTTCTTCTGGAGTTGTTACGATTACTCTTCCATTTGCAGTAGATTCTACACAGGCTATTCTTGTTATTTCATCCGTTTATTCAAATCAATATGGATATACACAACAATGCTTGTTTTTTAATGCATCTAGCGCTACCGCCCCACTTAATACTGGTATAGACCCTAATACTCCGTTTAATCTTGCGGCTGGAAACAGACTATATATACGGGCTAGTTTTTTATATTTAACAAACTAACTAAGGAATAAACATGGCACTCACAGAAACAAAAGTTATTGACCAAATTACAGTCACCGAAAACGGCATAGTTTTGTATCGGGAAGCAACACGCATCCTAAAAGATGGTGAGCAGATAGCGCAGACATTCCATCGCTCGTCCCTAACGCCCGGTCAAGACTTAACAGGTCAACCAGCCAATGTAGTGGCTATATGTAATGCCGCATGGACAGACGAAGTCATAGCCGCGTACCAAGCCCAAATCGCTGCACAAAATTCACAACAAGGAGCCTAAAATGGAAAACGTAACCCTGTCAATCCAACTCGTAAATCAAATCATGGCGTACCTCGGAGAGCAACCCTACAAAG